TCAGGCAGAAGATAAAAAAATTACTATTTCAGGGGATGCGGTAACAACAAAACCGACAACCAAAGATAAAGTTTTAATATCGAATATAGTTCATAATATTATTCGCGTTCTAACCAAAACAGCGGGCGGCGTGGATATTTTTTATAAACTTTATTTAAGAACATGAGAAAAATTGAACTTAGGGATATTGGAAATTATTCAGAAGAACAAATTAATACTTTGTTATCGGCTGTTGTTTTAACCGCTGATCGTATCGTCAAAGAAGGATCGCCAGTTGATACAGGAAGGCTTGCGGTTTCTTGGCAGATAGGAGAAAACGCGGAAAGCGGCGCACCCGCCAAAGAAGGTAAGTATGGAGGAAAAGGGCTTGGAACTGTTGTAAGAGCGCCAAAAACTTTAAATTATCAATTAGGAAAAGAAACTTTTAAAAAAAAATATATTTTACATAATAATATTCCTTACGCGGAGCCTGTATTTATGGGGACAAGTTTGCCGCCGTCTTGGGGTGGTACTTATAGAAGTAATCAAGGATTAAAACCAAAACATCTTGATTTGTTAGCAAAAGAAATTTCGGCAGAAGTAGACGATCTTTATAGACAAATAAGAGGTAAATAATGGCTGCAACAAATTTAAATACAGTTAGAGCCGCTATCGAAGGCAGAATCGCAACAGAGCTTGCTTTAAGCCCCGCTATCCCTGTTGTTTTTCATAATATGCCGTATGACAGTAGCGCGGTTACAACTTTTGTTCAATGCCTTACAAGTTTCGGTGAGAGTAATTATTTAACACTCGGCAATGCAAGCGGCACAAACAGAGTTAACGGAATTGTTGTTTTAAATATCTTTACACCGCAGGGGATAGGGTCAGGCGACAACTACACAATCGGCAAAAGGTTGCGGGATCTATATAATAGGATTACAGTTTCAGATGTAATCTTCGACAGCCCAATAGGGCCGGAGGTCGTTGAATCACCTACACCCGAAGGACAATTCCAGACACAATTGCGAATGACCTTTGAAATTTACGAGGAACTTTAATCATGCCAAAACTTGTAATAACTGAAGAAATGCTTGACGCGATTGAAGCTGTCAAAGGTAGACGCGAAGCCGCTTATTGGGATCCGGAATGTCGTAAATATATGGAGAGTCAACAAACTTCAAAAAAAGATGTAAAAATTACTGAAAAGAGTTAATATATTATTTAAATAGTTCTTTTTTTTGTTATGGCTGCTGTTAAGGGTGACGTTGGAAAAATCATGTTTGAAAATGCTGGCGGAACTGAAGCTGACATTTCAGGCTTAAGAAGTTGGTCTTTATCTATTACAAAAGACACACAAGAAACAACAGTTCTTGGTAATACCTCAAAAAGTTTTGTCGGTGGTTTAATTTCTGGCGAAGGTTCCGCAGAACTTATCTATGACCCATCAGGCAACTCTGATTATCAAGCCTTTATTGATGACGTTTTAGTTACAGGCGATGCGGGTGACGCGTTGTTTGAATTATTCCCTGATAGTGGAACAGCAAGTAAAAAAATTGGTTTTGCGGGAATTGTTACTTCTGCTGAATATGGTGCAACTTTAGGTGAAATTCAAATCATAAATATCTCATTTGTGACAAACGGTGCAATCACTTCAGCTATCTGATACATTGGGTTTATTAGTCTACTAATCAAACTAAATGCCAACTAAAAGAACAATCGACTTACTTGTTGAATCTTTTGATTTAACAATTAGAAGAAAATACGAAATAAAAAACGCAAACGGCGATATTGTTACTACTTTATATTTTCCGCCAATAACAAGGGCAGACAGAAAAAGAGCGCAAACGATGGCAAATACAACGGACGGCCTTGAAATATCAACACATATGCTTTGCCAACTTGCAGAAAATGAAGATGGTTCAAAAGCGTTTGCGGCGGCTGATGCGCCTAATCTACAACGTGAAATTCCAGAAAAGATTCTGAATGACATGGAATTATTTTTATTTGAACTTTCAGCGGATAATACTATTGATGAAGCAAAAAACGATTAAAGGACGATAACTGGTTATTTTTTGAATTTTTTTTATCGTCCGAGCTTGGAAAAACAATCAACGAATTGCGTTCATCAATGACTGATAGTGAATTAATATATTGGGCTGCATACTATGAAGTTAAAAATGAAAAAGAAAAAAAGGCAATGGATCGCGCGAAACGAAAATAGGTGTAAACTAAAATAAAGGATTTTTGTTGTTTTGGCTCAAGCGAATGTAAAAATTGCTGTTGACGCTACGAGCGCTGTTAATAAACTTCGTCAAGTAAATACAGTTTCTAAAAAATTAAGTTCTAGTACTGATAAATTAGAAAGAAGCGTCCAAAGAAATAATCGAAGATTTAGAGAGACAGGCGCGGCGGCAAGGTCAGCAAGTGCAGGCGTTAATAGATTAGGCGCTGCATTTAGAAAACTTTTAATCGGTTTTTCTTTATTTAAAACAGCTTCTTTTGTTATTTTCAACACGCAACAAATAGAGAGTCAAAGAAAAAGTTTAGAAGTTTTAACAGGTTCACTAGAAGATACAAATAAAATAATTGCAGAAATTCAGGCTTTTGGTGCTGTCACCCCATTCAAAAGTTCTGATCTTATAGAAACAACAAAAAGATTAAAAGCGTTTGGATTTGAAACAGAAGAACTTGTTGACGTCACAAAAAGACTTGCTGATGTTGCGGGCGCTACAGGAGCCGATCTCGGCGGTATAGCAACAGCCTTTGGACAAATACAGGCGAAAGGTAGATTGCAAGGGGAAGAATTGCTTCAGTTACAGGAAAGGGGGGTCAGTCTACAAGATGAGTTGATTAAAATGTATGGCTTTACAGCCGATGAATTTAGAAAGGCGTTAGAGGGCGGCAGAATAAGCGCTGATGCTGTTAATGTTGCTTTACAACGGATAACAGACGCGGGCGGAAAATATGCCAACGGTGCAATCGCTCAAAGTACAACACTTGCGGGTAAATTTAGCACTCTTGTTGATGGCGTTGAAGCTTTGGCGCGAACCTTTGGGGAAGTTCTTGATCCTGTTTTAAAAGGTGTTTTAAATAATGCAATTACTGTAATTAATACAATTAATAAAGCAATTAACCTTGGAAAAATACAATCAGGTTTAGGACTCGATAAAGCTGCAAGAAAAAATATTTTAGATCAAGCAAAAATCGAAGCCGCTGAAATAGTTAATCTTAGAAATATAAAAGATCCATTTGAAAGAAACGCTGTTTTTCAACAATTAGTTTCAGAAAGAGAACTTGACCTGACGAAAAAATTTGGTTTTCAAACAGGACAATTGCAAGTTGAAATTGATGCCCCACAGACTGAAGATGTAACAGTTCCAAAATTACTAAAACAAACAAAAACAGAAACAAGTGAATTTGATCAACAAGTAAAACTTATTGAAAGAAAAAATGAATTATTAACAGCAAGATTAGAAGGTAACGAAAAAGAGATTGAACAGAAACATCGCGAAATGGATTTGATTGCAGAAATAGGAATTTTTGAAGCTGCAAAGATTTTTAAAATGGAAGAAGGAACAAGAAAATTAGAAGAACAAAATAGAGTTCTTGACCGACAAAAAGAATTATTTACACAAATTGGAGATAATATTGCAACAGGTATTACTGATGCTTTGGTCGGTGCTATTGAAGGAACTCGAAGTTTAGGAGAAGCGGCGAAAGCAATTGTAAATGATCTTGCATCTTCTTTGTTAAGGCTTGGAATAAATACACTTTTAAAAAGTACTGGTTTTGGATTGTTTGCTAATTTACCGGGGCTTGCAAATGGTGGGCCGGCATCCGCAGGGCGTAGTTATTTAGTCGGGGAGCGAGGGCCGGAGATTTTCACACCAAAACGTAGCGGAACAGTTACACCAAATAACAAGATCGGCGGAAGTGGCGGAACCGTTAATAATATAAATGTAAATGTAGATGCGGGCGGTATGCAATCAGACGCAAATGAAAATCGAGGTAAAGAACTTGGCGTTGCTCTTGCTTCAGCGATACAATCAGAATTAATAAAACAAAAAAGGCCGGGAGGTTTATTAGCATAAATGGCAACCTTTCCAAGCGTCACCCCGACATATTCAGGATTTTCTAAAAAGTCCGCCCCCGCTGTTCGCACGGTTCGTTTCGCAGATGGATTTGAGCAACGAATATTCTTCGGGTTGGCTAGAAATCAAAATCCTAAAATTTATAACTTAAATTTTGAACTTAGTGAAACAGATGCTGATGTTGTTGAAGCGTTTCTTGATAGCCGTGCAAATGACCAATCTAGTTTTACGTTTACACCGCCCGGCGAAGGCTTTACAAAAACAGGAACATATTCTCAGTCAAGCAGTACAACTATTACAATCACAATTGCAAATCATGGATTAGCTATAAATGATGTTGTGACAATAGATTTTACTTCTGGTTCGGCGGTTGATGGTGTTTTTGTTGTTGTAACAAGTACTGACAGTAATACTTTTACAGTTACAGCGGCGGCAAGCGCAACAAATAGCGGTAATGTTTCAATTACTCTTTCAGGTGCAAAACAATTTGTTTGCGAAACTTGGTCAAAATCTATTCCTTTTAATGATAGAGCGTCAATAAGCGCTACATTTCGACAGGTGTTTGAACCATGAGTACGGACAAAATTGTTAGTGAGTTACAAAAAGTTAATCCGTCAGCGACTATTGAACTTTTTACTTTGACTCTCAACAATGCATTACACGGCGCAACAACAGTATATCGTTTTCATTCTGGGACAAGTTTAAAAGATAATGGCGACATAATCTGGCAAGGTAACACTTACACAAAATTTCCTGTTCAGGCTGAAGGGTTTGCATATGGTAAAGGTCAACTTCCGCGTCCGACACTTACATTTTCAAATGCTTTAGGAACACTTTCTGCAATATTGCTTCAAGTTAATGAATTGACAACAGGTAATGACTTAACAGGTGCAATTGTTACAAGAATAAGAACAAAAGCCAAATTTTTAGATCATGCAAATTTTCCACAACAAAAAACATCAGTCACAACAGTCACACCAAATCCAAATTTTGTTCAAACATTTACTCTTACAGTAAAAGTAGTTAACGTAGATGGTGCTAATGTTTTTGTAATAAACGATTCAGGTCAAAATTTACCTATATTAATGACCAGAGCTTCAACCTATATTTTTGACCAATCAGATAGTTCAAATAGTGGACACCCTTTTGCAATAAAATCTGATGCTGGAGGGGCACAGACTACAACTGTTTCTGGAACTGCTGGAAATGCAGGGGCAACAGTAACGTATCAACCAGCTTATCCATCAGCACCAAATGATTTGAGGTATTATTGCACGGTACATGGTAATGCAATGGGTAGCACAATTACAATGAGTGACCCGCCAACCGTATCATCAACAGAATTTACAAACTCAATACAAGTTAACCCTTTTGGCACTCCCGACCCAACAGCAGAAAGTAAACAAGAAATTTATGAGATAGATAGAAAATCAGCAGAGAACAGAACAGTTGTTAGTTTTGAACTTGCAGCAAAATTTGATATGGCGGGAGTTCGAGCGCCAAAACGTCAATGTACAAGAACAGAATTTCCTAGTATTGGATTAATTACAGGATGACTTGGAAAGATCAGGCACTTGTTCACGCCAAGGAACAAGACCCGAAAGAATCTTGCGGCCTTTTGTTAAATATTCGCGGAAAAGAAAAATATCATCCTTGTCAAAATTTAGCAATTACATCAAATCAATGCTTCTTAATAAACCCCGAAGATTATGTTGCGGCAGATTCACTTGGAGAAATAATTGCAATTATTCATTCACACCCGATAACACCGCCTGTCGCTTCAGAAGCGGACAAAATAAGTTGTGAGCAATCAAATTTGCCTTGGCATATCGTCAACCCTAAAACTGAACAATGGGGGTTTTATGAGCCGACAGGATATAAACCAGAAATAATTGGTCAGCCGTGGGTTTGGGGGATTTCTGATTGTTGGTCATTAGTTCGCAGATATTACAAAGAAAAATTAAATATTGAACTTAGAGATTGGGAAAGACCATTGACCCCTGAAGAATTTGAAGCTGATCCAATGTTTGATCGCTGCGCTTGGCGAACAGGATTCCGCGAATTAAGAAAAAATGAAAAATTAGAAAATAACGATTTATTATTTATGTCTGTTGGCGGAACTGGTTTGAATCATGTGGCGATTTTTTTAGATGGTGATGTTTTACATCATTTTAGAGATAGACTATCTTGTAAAGAACCATACAACCCTTGGTTGTTAAAATGTACAGGAAAGAGGTTGCGTTATGCTTCGTAAAATTAAACTGTATGGAGAATTAGCCAAAGAAATCGGCCATAAAGAATTTGAAGATATAAATGTTGCAAG